TTTTCTCCATCAATTCTGTGTTGCAGCAGTTACCAGCATTTTGTCCATACCAGGCACATAGGGTTCGCCTCGGAAATTTACCGCATTAGCAAATTTTCCCGCACAAGTGCCGATGGTTTTGTCACAGCCTGCAATGGCGTTGAAACTATCGCCAACGGCAATTTTGTTAGGCATAGGCAGCACCAGCGTAAATTGTTTGTTAGCAAATTCTTTGATTTCCATTCTGCGACCAGCGTTAGCACCTGTTAAAAACTGGATTTCGCCACCGCTAAAATAGCCAGCTGTCTGCGTCATGGAATTGCTGATAAATACTTGACGGCTGGTTATAGTATTAACCGAACCACCCACCATGTAGCTGGCAGGATTGGCTTTGCAGCGGTTGTCGCCAAAAATTGCTCGGCAAGTTGGAGAATAAAGCTCAACGATATTTTGGCTAAGTTTTTGGGCAAGCCCTCGCACCTCGGCTATAAACTGCCCGTTTTTGAGGGTGACTTCGCCCAGCCAACCACGGCGGTGGGTGATAATTCCTTGGCTTAAATCAGTGACATTGACCATAAAAATTTCAATTTCAGCAAAATCGTATTTGCCAGCCATAATATCGGCTTCGGTGATGGCAGCTGCGTCAAGAATTCCCGCTACATCCAGATTATCAACCAAGAATTTATCCTTGGTTTCTATGGAGGTCGGAGAAAATCCTGTAGCGGCTTTATAGAGCTGGCTGTTTATGGTGAGGTCGGAAGTGTGATCGGTAAAACCGAGTACCGAGCCGTCCACCAGTGAGAGTTTCCAACACACGGCAAGGCTGGTTACTTCGCCCGCTAGGTGATTAGTCATATTGCTGGATGCACTTCTCATATCCTAATCTCCACAATTGGAATCCCATCCCACACAAAAATGCCTGGTCCGTCGGCTCGCACGGTTAGCGAATCAGTGTCAAAACGCACAGGTACATCAAACTCAAAATCGGCACTCACAATCACGCCACTGGCAGGTGCGATGGTAAATGTTACAATTCCCGTGCTGTAATCCACTGCATAACCCGAGCTTTGCAAAACGGAATTCAGGTAAATTTTGACTGTGCCAGAAACTGGTTTTTTGATTTCACGGGAATAGCTATAAGCTCCACTGGTGTAAGTTTTTAACAACTGAAAGGCGGTTTGTGAGCCATTGCCAGTGCCGATATTCTGCCCCACCGCCTGATAATCGCTCCAGTCCTTGAAGAGAAAACCGAATGCTTTGCCATACCTCGCACGGAAAAACGCTTGCAGCGTATCCATGTCGGTTTTGGTTTTAAGCCCTGTGGAAACATCCCACTTGCCACGAGCTTTTTGCCAATTGATATTGCGTTGCTCAAAACCTGCAAAAGTGGTGCTGATGCTGGTGTTAAACTCCGCACCACCGCTGGCACCATAAGCAATTTTCGGCGGAAACTGTACTTCGTGAAAAGCTACCATTTTATCCGTTCCTCATTTTGTGCCGTTGCATTTCACCTGCAAATTTCGCCATGATTTGCCCCCGTGATTCCATAAAACTTTGAGCGTTGGGGGTGCTGATATTGAAGGTCACATTTGTACCGCCCACTTTTTTGTTTTTGGGAATAACTGTTTCACCTTTTTGCAAAATGGCGGGGAATTCGTCGGGCATTAAGCCATTATGAAAGCGTGGTGCGTTGGCAAAAATATGAGCAGGAATCATGCGGGAGGGGGCAGAAGATTCTCCAACCACACCACCATCATGAAAAATACTAGAAAAAAGACTGCCAAAAATCCCACCACCCGAGCTGCTGCCACCAGCACCACCGCCCAACATACCAGAAAGCTGCCCTGCAATCGGCCCTGTTATATTTTCACGAATAAAAGAGCGTAAAATATCTTGCTCAATAGACTGCACGAGGTCGCCGAGTTTTTTCATGCTAAATTCGCCAGTGGATACCATATCCACCAGCGTATCTTCTATTTTGGTGGCGGCATTGCCAAACACCCGCTCGGAGTTTTTGGCTGCGTTGGTCGCTTCGTCGGCATATCTACCCAAGGCACGGCTCGCACCATCCGCCCATTTCTCGCTATCCAGCTGCGATTTGTTGTAAATTTCTTTGAGTTTTACGGCATAGATTTGCTCAATTATGGCAAGGTATTTTTGGTTGGCTTCAGTCGCTCCGCCCAAATCCTCAACCAGTTTGGTTTTCCAATCATCCAAGGCTTGTTTTGCTATATCGTAGGAAGGCTTGGTTTTGAGAACCTCTTGATTGATTTGCTCCAGTGCGTGCTTGTGTTTTTCTTGTGCGTCGGTGGCATCTTTTGCAGCTTTTTGTTCGTCGTAGATTGCAGCTGCTAGTTCCGCCACCTTATCCCGCATTTCCTGCGTAGCGGTGGGGTTGAGTTTATCCAACTCGCTTTGCACCGCTTTTTTGCGGGGGTTGCTGATGTTTTCTATAACCTGCCGTTTTTGCAGGCTTTCTACCAGCTTTTCGTTAGCTTCGGTCAGCTGGCGGGTTTCTCGGTTGGATTGCTCAAGATGTTTGTCATATTTACTATTTGAGAGTTGTTCGTTGAGTTTTTTAGCTTGTTCAATAGCATCTTGGTTATTTTTTGTGGCAAGACCATCCAGTTGCTTATTAACCCGATCCCGCTCGGCGAGGATTTTATCGCCATCAGTTTGCGTGGCTTTTAACAAATCATCGGCTAGTTTTTTATGAATGCCCTCAATTTTGTCGGCTTTATTTTGTTCTTGGGCAACTTCATAATCAGCAGCGGCTTTTTTCTTTTCCTCTTGTTCGGCTGCGATTTTAGCGTCAATTTCTGCCACTCGGTTTTTGGCAGCGGTATAGGCGGGATTATCCACCAGCCCAAACAGCAAAGTGTCATTGCCTGCATTTTTGATAATATCTGCTTTGTGCTGTTCAGCGTCTTTTTGCTCTTGCAGCGTGCCACGCACTTCTTTTTGAATAGCGGCAAGCCTTCCCGAAAGAAAATCTAATGAGGATTGCACCGCTCCGCTTTCGGCGATATTCGCACCGAAGGCTTTGAGTAAATCGTCCCATTCTACTCGCAGGCGGTGGGTTGCACCAGTCAGTCCACCTGCTTCACCTTCAGCAGCACCACCCACTTTTTCCCGCACTTTTTGTAAGATTATGGCAAGGGCTTCGCTTTCGTTGCCTGTTTCCACGAGGCTTTTTATCATCTCCGCTTGCGAGCTGCTAAAAGTAACGCCAGCCTTGGAAAGAGCGTTGATATTCTGCACAGGGTCATCTAGCAATTTGCCAAAACGCAAAATCACTGAATTAAGGTCACTGCCCATGACTGTGGAAAGGTCAGTTGCCAGCTTGATGGTTTCAAAGAAAGTATCGTGGCTCACGCCCTTAAATGTCAAAAGTTCGGTGGCAGCATTTTGGATTTCTTCATTGCCCCGCAAAGTTGAGCGTTCGTAAGCCTCCGCAAATTCCAAAATTTCGCTTTTGGTTACACCAGCGGCGTTGCCTGTAGCTTTGAGAACTGCCTGCAACCGCAACTGTGCTTGCTCAAACTTGGCATATTCTTTGAGGCCGTCCACCACCACAAATGTTAATGCACCAACTGCCGCAGCGGCAGCAATTCCCGCAGGGCCAAGAGCTGAAAGAAACTGCCCAGCCCGACCAGCCTCGCTAGATAGCTCGTGCAAAACATCATGCACTTGCTCACTAGCGGCATTTAGTGCCACTAATTCTTTTGATGCTGGCTTGGTGGCTTCACGGATTTTTTCCAGTGCAATCTGCCCTTGCTCACCCGTAAGGGTAAGTTCACGACGGACTTTGTCGCCATCAATAACCGCTATCCGTATTGATATGTTCTGGGTTGCTGTTGCCATGTTTTTTTATTGCCTCAAATAGTCCGAGTTCGCCGTAATCTAGCAAATGCAAAACTGCCCTGCTGTCATAGCCAACGGTGCTACAAATGCTTAAAATGGTGGGGATGCAAAAGCCTGCGACTTTGCCGTTTGGGAAATACCTAACAAAACCCCGCTGGATGATTTCCCACGCCTCAAAACCTTCAATGGTAAGGGGTTCGTTTTGTTGGTATGGGCAGAGTTCGCCTGTTAGCTCGCTTCTTTCGCCTTTGCTGCACGGAAGTCCTTCTTCGTGGCAACTTTGGCAATATCCTGACCCGCCGCCAAAGTGCCATGCACAGCGGGTCTTGAGGCGTTTCCCTCAGTTTCCAATAGAAAAAATGAGGTGGTGTATTTTTCCCAAAACTCCTGCCCGATAAACCAAATATCCATTAAATCGCAGATGTTTTGTTCATTTATGGCTGCCAGCTCTTCACCCTCGGGCAAAAACACTCCCTCCCACTGCGTGATTGAGGCAATTGCCAAAGCCTTGATGAGCAATGACTGCGACAAGCCGAGGCGGATTTGCTCATTTTCCAAATTATTTTCCGCTTGCAGAGCTTTGATTTGCTTAATCACCATAGATTGAGCTGCACTCATAATGGCGGTGGAAAGTGGGCGGACTTTTACCTTCACTTCTGAAGGTAAATCTAGCCAGTATGGTTCTTTTTTTAGATTTAATCGGATCATGTTTTTTCTCCGTATAAAGTGGTTAGAATTTCGCTAGGCTTTAGCGAGAGTGGTTGAATTCCGAGAACCGCAGCGCAGTGTATTTTTTATACATGAGCAGCGGAAGCGCAGGAAACTGCCACTCGCAGCAAAGCCTAGTAGAGATTATTAGCAGTTTATTATGGATAGCTGGTTACATCGTTTTTCAAAACCACAGTTATGGATTTGCTAAGGGCATCATCATAAACACCCTGCCAGTTGAAGCTGGTTTGCACCCCGCCTGGTCCTGAAATCGGAACACGGGGGCGAGGTAAATAAACTTCGTGGAATGTCCAAGTGAGGGAGAAATTATTAGCATCCAATCCCGCCATTTTATAAGCCAGCTCCAGCTCTATGGCGTTGTTGTTGAGGGCATCATCAAGCAGGGTGGTATCAGCAAACCGCACATCAATGCTGCCCGTGATATTTACAGTGGTGGGGTCAACGCCATCAATCAGCCCATCATTGCGGATGGTTGGCACTGCTTGCATTCCGTTGGCATAGGTAAATTGCGCCCCTGTAACATTGGCAAGAGCCACCGAATTGCGTTTGATGCTGCCATTGAATTGGCTGAAAGGTTTGTAGGTTCTGCTAGTTGGCGTGCCACCTTGCGAGCTGGTGTAGCGGGTTTCGCCCTGCGCTAAAATGTTGAGCGTGGCATTTGCTGCCCCCGACCGCTGAAAATTAAACGCCATGGAATTGAGCATACAGCCAGTATGCACAAAATAGGCTGGCACATTGGCGTGACCAATTTCCGCCGAAAAGGAGGGGAGAGAAGCCGCACCGCTGATAAAACTATGAGTGTAACCACCACCTGAAAGAGTTGCCCCACTTACCACTCCGTTGGCATTGCCTGAAGCGAGGGTGAAGGCGTTGCCCGCTGCACCAACTGTGTCATAAACAACCGCTAATTTTGTGCCACTAGAATTTGAATAAGTCGCAGGGGTGATGCTGGCATTTACCGAAGCGTTCAAATCTGTGGCAAGCTGGGTTAGTGTAGCAGCAAGGTTAGCACCGATATTGGTTTGCGTGCCAGTTGCACCACTGGCAACAAAAGTCCACACTACGCCATTGATGGTGATAGTATGGGTGGCACTAGGATTAGCGGTAAAAGTAATATCGCCACTGGCTTGCACACCAGCCGAGGTGGGATTTCCCAGCAGCAATTGCAACCACCTGCCAAAATCCCGAGCCTCCACAGGCACAACAAAATTTCCCGTGTCGTTAATTACATCACGAAACGGCGCACGAGGTTCACGACCTTGCCCGAGCAATTCCGAAGAGAGCAAATTTTGCTCGGCACTTAAATCAGACGAGGAAAAGGCGAACTTTTCCCAGTTGCCAGTTGGTTTTGTGCCGTAAGTTATTTCTTTTAAGGCAAGCAAAGACGCTGCCGAGCCATAGGAACGAGCCATATTTTTACTCCATTTGAAAAAGGTTAATTGAGTGGGTCAGTGGTAAAAAACCGCACCATAATTTGCACTGTGGCAGAGCGAATGGTTGCTGCACCTTCTATTGGGTCATCGTTAAAATCGGGGCTTTTCACTTCCACCCATTCCGCCAGCCCATCCAGTGTGCGGTTGGCATTGATAATGCTGCCGATATTTACCAAAAGTGTATCCAATAAATTACTGCGAGCAGCGGAATCAGCATTTTGCACCAGCACTTCCAATCCAAGCAAATGCTCGTAAATATAAGTGAGGGGTGAGAGCAAAATTTCTGGTTCATCGCCCGCCCCATCTCGCAGCACTATCATGCCATCCGTTGGCACTTGCTGTGCTTTATCAAGGTTGCGATAAATTTTGAGATTTGCCGTTTCCAGCGTTTTAAGTTTATCAAAAAGTGCGGAAATAACTTGTTCGCGTTTGCTAGTCATTACTATTTACCTCCTGCCAATTGTCTAAAATTGCTTGCCCGAGCAGTGGTTGCCAGCGATTTACTACTGCTTGATAATCAAGGCGTTTGCTGAGTTTTGCTTGCGGGATTAGTAAAAACATCACCACGGTGGCAAGTCCCCGCCCAGTTTTAAGAGCGGAATCGCTGGCTCTCCGAAATCCGCCCCGTTTGCCTGTTCCCGCTCGCAAATTATCCACCACCAATAGGGAAATTTTCCCCGAGCGATAAACAAACCGCAGCTTGCCGAGCGCATGTTCGGGAAAAGTACTTGGGCTAATTCTCCTACCACCAATTCCCCTTTTGGGAGCTGCTTCGGTGGGGATGGCAAGGAAAAACCCGTCTTTGCTTTTAATCAACGCCCCTTCGTTGAACGCTCGTACAATCTTGGGAGCTTTAGAAAACACCCAGCCCGCCGCAGCGATAGATTTTTGCCCTTTGGGATAGAATTTTGCTTGCCAGCTTTTAGCGAGTTTTTGCCCCAACCCTGCACTCACCACCTGCGAGCGTAAATCATCTTTTATACTGGTGGTGATTTTGGCAATTCCTGCGGTTACCGCTGCTTCGGCGGCGGTTTTTTGTCCATCCATGAATTTATGGAGGTCGCCTTTGATTGCTGCTTCAAGCCGCATAACAATCCACCAGCCACACCAAGCGTTCGCTATCCCGCCGTGGCGTTCCTTGCACGCTGTAGGTGATGCCGTCAATCATGAACTGGTCGCCAGCTGTGATGCTGGGGCAGTCGGCAATTTGTACTTCCACTATCATAGTTGGAGTTTCAATTATTGACTGCCCCACATCTTGAAACAAATCAGGCGAACGGGTGATAACCCGCACAGAGCGATTTACACCAAGCATTGGTAGAAAAAAGGCAGACTTGGAGAGGTTGCCATCGTTAAAAAGCACCTGCATTGCTGTTTCAAAAGCAGTCATAACTAGCTGATGAATGCACCATTAAGCCTTACACTACCCGTGCTGCTAGGGTTGGTAGCAATGGCAACAGCAACACCTATTAATTTATTGCCAGTAAGGACGCTGGTTGCCACCTTATTGATATCATCCCAATAGATTAATTGCCCAACTGTCCATGCCTGTGCGCTAGTTTTGGCAATAGTAAACAATCCTTCTAGCACAGTCTCCACATCAAGACCAATTGGTGCATCATTGCTAGCAATCCCAAAAATTGAACCAACTAATAAGCCTGCACCTGAACTTACAGCATAAGGTGCGGTAAGCGTGATGGTTTTTCCATCTTGAATAAAGTTCTTCATAAATAACTCCTAAAAAAATAATAGTTTTTTGATTTTTGAATTCTGGTTTACGGCTATGCACCAGCATTTTTATACATACCCCGCCAGTCAATGGCTTTAGCTGCAAAATCAAGACGAGCTTTGAGTTCCAAGCCATCAACATCAAAGCCAACCCGACTTTCTAGGTAAACGCCTTCATTGCCTTCTAAATATGCATACTCAATGGTGTCAATTTGTCCTGGGTCGCCAGCTAAATACCAAGATTGTGCTGAAGCGGCATCAAGGCGTGGCTCGGCAATTACCTGCAAAGTTCCCGCAAAAGGGTTTACATCGGGGTTTTTGGTGTAAACCACATTGCTTACCGTCACGAATTGTTGAGCGGTAGTTTCCTGCGCGGAAGGAACTATTAGGAATTTGGGCATTACATTAATAAAACGACCATTGAGTCCTTTTTGCTGACGCAGTGCTGCCCGCCCTACACCCAGTGATGCCACAGAAATCACCGTACCTGTGCCAGTTAGATTAGCATGGTTGGCGTGAAATAATGGCGTGCCATCACCCATAGCAGCATTGGCGGTGATAATTCCCCAGACAGTATCACTTTCTAAATCGGCAGCAGCCCGACCGAACATGGACGGCAGGCGCGTAAACGCATCAAGATCGTCATTAATTATCACCTGACGGCTAATCGCAACTACCTTACCATAAGTTGCAAGTGCATATTGTTCGCGGGCATCACTAACCGAACCTCGCTTGAACTCGCCCGATTCATTGATTTTGTCTAGCGACGGCGCATCACCAAGCTGCACCCTAGCCATCATTTTGAAATCAGGAGCGATGGTTTGCCGAGTAAAAGGCTTAAAAGTTTGTGGGGCGGCATCGTAAGCATCACGCAAGGTTTTATTAGCAACATTGGCAAGAATGTACGGAAAATCCGTTGTTCCCATCATTCCACCGCGCTGTTCTAAACCGAGCATTTCACCTGCGAGCTGCACACGGGACAATCCACGAGTTTTTACACCTCTTCGTTCTAACATATCACGCCCGATTTCCATTAGGCTCATACCACGAAATTCGCGAGAACTGCTTTCCAATTTGTATTTATCAGGATTAAAACGATTGAGCAGTGCATTTTCTACTACGGCACGGCAGGAATCCATTTCATCACGGGTGATGCTCACTTGCGTGCGAATTTCTCCGCCCTCGCTATTCTCCCGTGCCAGTTCGTCCAGCACATCTTTGCGAGCTTTTTTAAGGGGCGTACCATCGTTAATCATACGGATAGCAGTGGTTTCAGGAAGTTTGGCAGCTTTCACTATTTTTTGAATCTCTAACATACGGGTGCGCTCTGCCCGCACACCATCTGCATGAGCCGTTTCTGTATTGCGTTCTTGTGCTTCAGTTGCTGCTTCGTCAGCTGGTTCAGCAGGGGTTTTTGTATCAGCATTAACCGATTGTTGATTGACAGAGCGAGTTGCCGTAGAATTTTCAGCAACATTTGTAACAGCAGCATCAGAACTGGTTTTTTCTTTGGTGATAATAGTATCAGGCAT